CCCCGCAAGGGGGCTCCGGCGCAGTGCAACACATCCCGTCCTCAGTAGTAGTAGTTCTCCCTTTCCGGGGGAGATACTGCTGGGGATAGATTAGGGGGAGTACCCCCTAGGACCGTAGGAGCTCTGGTGCCATTGGCGGATGGATGGAAGATCCGGGACCAGCCTGGTATAAGCTGGACCGGGTCTCTCAAATACCACGCCTTGGACAACCCTAGTTTTAGGTTGAACGAGGTCGAGGAATTCACCGCCTATAAGGGGATTCAGGTTACTGAATCCGAAACTCACCCACTTTGGAAAGTCCACCATCAAGGTGGATCCCTTAGTGACATAGGTGGGGGTTTTCTGATGCGCAGGCAGTACTGCGAGACGCCCTCAAAGGACGTCGTGCGGAATCTTGCTTGCGTATTTCAGGACCCCCGTTCTGGTTATACATTCACGGCTAGCTATAAGGGTGGCGTGATCCCTACGGGGATTCCGTTTAACCCTTACCCTGACTTCGAGCCCAGCAGTAATGCTGAGCTCGATGCTTGGGGGACTACAGCTATCGCTAGATGCAAACCAGTAGCCTCTGTTGCGAGTGCTGCCAACATGCTGATCGAACTCTACCACGAAGGCTTGCCCCATTTGTTGGGGTCGCTGGTGTGGAAGGATCGCGCCAACCGGGCACGTAATGCCGGTGGTGAGTTCCTTAACTATGAGTTCGGTTTTAAGCCATTGGCCAACGACATTGCGCAGTTTGCGTATGGCGTTGTTTACGCAGATAAGATTCGCGCTCAGTTTGAGCGTGATCTAGGACGCGTGGTTCGTCGCAGGTATGAGTTTCCACTATCCACATTCCAGGATGAGAGGGTAATCTTGAAGGGGTCATGGTTAGGTTCCATGGTTCCCGACTCGACGCTCTTCTACAAACAGGATGTGGTCAAGGGCGGAGAAACTGTCGTCCAAAACCGTACAACGGTTAGGCGATGGTTCTCCGGTGCGTTCACCAATTATGTGCCTCATCACGAGGCCTTTGGTGCGTTGACCGATGCTCAGCAATTGCTGGGTATTGAGCTCACGCCAGAAGTTCTCTGGAACGCTGCACCTTGGAGCTGGGCTGTCGATTGGTTCACAAACACTGGGGATGTCATTTCGAATCTCCAGTCGTTTGAAATCGATGGTCTTGTGATGCGATATGGGTATATTATGGAGCATAAAATCTCCAAAAACACCTATTTTCACCGTGGTCCCACCAACAGATGGTGGGGCGAAATCGGTCCTCAACCTCTCACTTTCGTCACTGAGACGAAGGTGCGGAAGAGGGCATCGCCCTTTGGGTTTGGCATAACCTCCGACGGTTTGTCGGCAAGGCAGACTGCCATTGCAGCTGCGCTCGGGTTATCCCGCGGTTAAGCTGCAGGACGTGTTGTCCTGTGTAACGCCAAAGGGGCTGTAGACCACAGCCCTAGGAGTGATGCCTATGGCACTTACCGATCCTCAGTCTATCACTATTGGGGGGACGACTTCGCCCCTTCCGAGAACCTTTTCGGAGGGGAACGAGTCGGCCTATACCAGTGCTGACGGACTGTGGAAGCTGTCCTTGAACCATTCCCCCGTAAAGCAGGGGAGGACAAGGCACCTTCTGAGGTTCGACCACGCAAAGATCGCCGCTAACCCGTTGGAGGCAGGGGAGAACGTGCGCGTCAATATGGCCGTGTATACGGTCTTTGACGTGCCGCCTCCCGGCTTCTATACGAGCGCGGAGATCTTGGCTGTCTATACGGGCTTCAAAAGCCTGTATTCGGCGTCTTCGGACGCGGTCATCACCAAGCTAATTGGTGGTGAGTCATAGCGAGCATGGCGTAGATGATGAGGACGCCCGTCATAGGGCGTTCCAAATCATCCATCGCCATGGCCCCGATGGTGATCCACCGAGTGAGTTGGATGTTAGGATCCGTGTCAGCTATCGAACGCTGGCCGTGATCTTCGCACTCTTCTCATTGGTGGGTCATATCATCGATTCTGTGACTCGAACGGACCTGTCCAATGTGAGCGAAACGCTCTTTGGCTGGTTTCCGTTTTAGCATGGGATCGGCTGGTCCCCGTGAGGGGATCACTCCGTGGTACCTGTAGGCAGTAGTTGTCGTTTAACAACGATCAGGGGAGACAAGTCTCCCTTGAGAGAGGAGTAACAGTAGTATGTCACACCAATCCCGAGGGGAACTATATCCCCTGAACCTGGAGTTCGCACTCCTCGTGTGTCGCTTCGGCAATGCCGAGGCTAGCGCGAGGCGCGAGTCCAGCTTCCGATACCAGCTCGACGTCAACATCCACGAGCCCCTGGACCCTGAGAGAGATCTCTCGGTCTGGGACGAAGTGGACGAGACGTGGATGACTGTCTCGGACGTCTACTGCACGTTGGACCCGAAGAACCGTTACTGGGTTGACACCCAGTACCGGAACTTGATTGGGCGGCGTAACCTCGAAGTGAGGAAGCGCTCCCAGTCTAACGGGTTCATCGAGCTGTAGAGTTAACTACTGGGTTGACACCCTATCGGGTGTTTGCCCACAGGCTGTGAGTTCCATCAGGCTAGGCATTCGGTTACCTCCTTATGAAAGGAGGGTCGATGAAAAGGCTGATGTCACTCTGGTCCCGAGTCGCGGAGGAATCCGCGACTCTGTGTTGCACTAGTGCCCATCGCGACATTAATACCGTCGCGATGCGTGTCGAAAATGAGGGGTGGTCGTTTATGACGATCACCCTACCTGACCTTGGCAAGTCGTTCCAAAGATGGCTTGACCAAGGCAAGGTGGCTAACCACCCCGCGTTCTTAGTTGAACGCGGGGGAAGTTTCCCCCGTTTGTTCGGAGGTTTCTTCAGCCGTGTTTTCGACCGGAGTAGCGGCTTGTTACTCGATGAGCCCTGTTACGACTCCATCAAAG